GCCTCCAATGTCGCTGCTTGACTTGTCGAGCGTCATCGATGGCGACGTCATCCCGGGATTGTCGCGGTAAAGGCGGATGTTCCGCGACATGAAGATCGGCAGCGTCTGCGCAGGCAGGAACAGGCCGCGCGCCAGCGTAGTCGCGGCTGCGATGTTGTTGCCGGTCATTCCCTTTGCGACGTTCGTCTCGAAGTACCGCGTCTCGTAGTTGATCGTTACGTCGATGCCTTTGCCGCCAGGCTGTGACCATTGGTGCGAGCGGACAAGCATGGATTCGAGCATCGTGGTGCCGAGTCCACCGGTGGGATAGAAGTACGGGTCGCCGATGTCGGGGATTACTGGCGCGCCCGCGCCCGTCTCGAACAGAATGTTCGCCACGTCGTTCGGCTTGAGCGCGTTTCCGTCGTTCCGCTCCACATGCCACGTCTCGGTCAGTCGATGGATGTCCCAGATGTCTCCGATGCTGAGGTTGTACGAAGTGCGGAAGCTTCTGAAGAGGGTGGATTGGATCATGTGTTCTGCTCCCTCTGCGCCTTGCGGTACTTTTCAGCCTGCGCGGCGCTTGCATTGATCTGCTCGGGAGTCATGTATGCTTGAGCTCCGGCGACGCTGCGCGAGATGGCCATGTCGGCGCGCTCTGCTGCGTAGCCGTCCTGCAGACCTCCTAGCACGCCGCCAGTGAACGCGGCAAGCCACTTGGTGCCTTCTGCGGTCGCCTGCGCCCAATCCTTTACGACGCCCGCAAGCCCGCCGACCTGTCCCGCTTCATCGGTCATCGCCGCCACGAAGGTATCGAATATCCCACCTGTCGCCATCTGATTGGCGCGCTCCCGCTCCGCTCCCGCGGCCAGCCTGGACGCTGCTCCGATGTCAAGACCGCCCGTAAGCCCCTTGCCCTCGGCAAAGCTTCGCAAAGCCTCCTCGCCGCGCTTCGTGGACGCGGCAAACGCATCCACCACTCCGCTCGCGAGCTTGATCGGGGCAAGCGCCGCCATTGCGATTCCGCCGATCCCGATGGCGCCCATGCCGAATCCACCGCCAAGCTCTGCAAGGCCGCCGAGCTTTCCAAAACCGCCGCCGGCGAAGCTCAAGCCTTTCTTGCCGACCTTCTCAAGGTTCTTGTTTGCCTCGGCGATGCCCTTCTGCATCGTCTTGGTGTTCACCGCGACATCGACGTTTAGGGTTGGGAGTTTCATCTAGAACGTCTCCACCTTTCCAAACCTCTTCGGAATGCTGCCAACCGAATAGTTCCGTTTGTCGATGGCAAGGTTGAGCGCATCCACAAGCATCGTCTGGAAGTGACCCGACATCGCCCGATGCGCCAGCTCGCTGGCGTGCGTGCCGCGGATGAACTTACCGCGCCCTCGGTGGTACAGGCCGCGCTTCCAGCCGAGGCCGCGCGCGGATGGAGGCGTGCGCAGAGTGCTCGACCAAGTATGCGTGCCCAACTCGGCGAAATGGGACCGCCATCCGGTTCCAGCCGCGTCGTATGCCGCGCGCTTTGCCCTTCCGACAGCCTGGCCGATGTTCACCTTGCCTGTCTTGTAGGCTGTCGCGCCCCAGCACACTCCAGAGCGGAAGACCTTGACCTTCGCCTTCAGGTCTTTCTTCGGCAACCTGTTGCCGTTCGCGGCGCGGATCAGCTGCATTTCCTTGTTGAGAAACGGGCGCATGGCCTTGCGCACTATGGCGTCCTGCGCGGCAAGCGGGAACTGGTCAAGCGCCTTCCGGAGCTGCGCCGCTGTCTTTTGGTCGACCGTGGCTGTTACCGCGAAGTTCATGCAGCTTGTCCCTGATTCCCCGCCAATCGGGGATGTCGAGCTCGATGATGAGCTCCAGAACGGAACGCTCCCACGGTGCCGCGGATCGGCGGGCGAGGACGCGCGCGAGGAGCGAACGCGCGTCCCGACCTAGTTTGACCCCTCCGAGTACAGGTGCTCAATCCGTTCGTTCGCCGCAAGCGCCAGCGCCAGCGGGCACGCCATGGCCGCCTCGGGCGACTCGAAGACAGGCGTGCCGTTCGAGTCGAGCAAGTGCCGCCACAGGGCCCAGGACCGCGCAAACGCCGCGCCCTTCTCGTTCGCCTGCGTGGCGTCGATGAGATCCGTGAGGCTCGGGCGCTTGAGCAAGAGCTGCTGCCCGCGCCACTCGAACGGCGCTGGCTCCAGCGCAAGGATGGCTCGGATGTCGCTCATGCGATGGTGACCGCATCATGGATCTGCGCGGAAAATGAGACGCGCACGACATCCTGCTGAGTCGTGGTGACGGTCCATTCGGTGAAGATCACCTTTGCCCGATAGGAGGCTTTTGGCGTGGTTGTCCATCCCATTTCGATCTCGTAGTACGTTGTCGTACTGGGGTGATATCCGTTTGAAATTGCCGTTTCCAAATTGGAAAAATCTGTGTCGGCTTGATCGTAGTACAGGTTTCCAGAAATCGTACCTGTGAGTACGCCAGGGATGAACTGACGCCGGGTGCTGGAAAGTTCGGTGACGTCGATGGTTTCCATCGTCTGCGTAAACGTGCCGTCCAAAATGCCTGTCAGCGTCTTGTCGCCGGCTGGCAACTTGATCGTGATATACGAGCCTGTCGCGGCTCTTGCCACTACTGCCATTTACGGCCTCCAGTACATGGTTGCGGTGACCGCAGCCACCGATGGTTCCTGTTCGTCGCCGATGCCAACGGTCTCCGGCTGCACGGTTTCGTCCGTGACGATGATTGCGTCGATCTTGATGGACGTATCGTACGTGCCCGCTGTCAAACAACTGATCACAAGCGCGCGCGTGCCGATCGCGCCGAAGCTTGTCGTTGCGATGGCGTTGATGGTCACCGTCGATTGGTAGATGTCCTCGCCAAGGCTTGCGCTGACCGTGGAGTCCACTGAATAGGTGACGGCAGGCAAATCGCTGTCCTGCAGCCTGTAGCCGTGCGTCACCCGCGAATCGGGCACGCCGTACGCGCCGGTCGCAAGAGTTGACCCGTTGATGAGCATCGCGCGGATCGCACCCTCTATGCTTGGCATCAGTTGACCTCCTCGCACTGGATCACGGCGACCCGTCCGGCGTTGTCGAGGTCGATGATGGATTGGACGGCGAGCGTGCGCCCGTTCACCGAAACGCGGTCGAGCTCGGTGAGCCCGACGTTCGCGACGGCGGTCCAGCGTGCGCGAAGCTCGAACTGCCTGCGGACCGCGACGCCATCGGCGTACTGCTGTTCCTGCGCGCTCGAGTTGCGCAAGTCGCAGTAGAAGTAGTCGCCAGCGGTGAACGTCGGCGACCGCAGCCCGAGCGAGTCCTGCGTAGTGCTCGCCTCTAGGCGAGTCGCCTTGTTGCGTAACAGCCCGCCCGAGATCATCGGATGAAGCTCCGCGCTCGGTAGCTGGCAAGGATGTAGTCGACCGACATGGGCACGGGATTGAGCCCGATGGGCTGGAAAGCCTCGGGATTGTTGTACCACCCGCCGACAAGCGCAATGATGCAATGCACCAGCGCGTTAGGCACCTGGTTGTATCCGCAGTCGACCGACACGGTGATATTGGTGCCTTCGTAAATGGTCGGCTTCTCGAGGAAGCGCAGCACTGGCGCCGGTCCATCGGCACGGTCGAGCCAGTAGTCGGCGACTGGCATCAGCGTGTTGGCGTTGGCATCGTTGAAGTACTCGACCTTCGTCACCGACGTAAAGGGCAGCAGCGGTATCGCCGTGTCCTCGAAGCGCGCGAGGTACATCTGCCGCGCGAGCGGGGTCATGTACAGACCCGTCTCGCGCTCGACAAGCGCCTCTGCTGCCTCGCGGTATAGGATCAGCGTCGTGTCATCGTCGCTGTAGTCGATCTTCAGCGCCGACTTGATTGTGGAGAGCGGAATGCTCATGGAAACCCACTGGCCGCGTTTCCGCGGCAAGTGGGCAGGGAGTGGAGATGATCAGACGGTGATGCTGGCGAACGCCTCAGGCAGCATCACATGGCTGTCGAAGCGGGTGTACACGTACAGCGTGGTGCGGTGGTTGCCCGCGCCGCTGTACGGGTCGATCATGCTGGTCACGCCAGTGCGGTCGAAGATCTCGAAGTAATCGAAGTTTCCGACCACGGCCACGACGGCGCCGTTGGTGGTGTCGGTCGCGGTGTTGATGTACTGGTTGATGTAGTACGGGACGCCGTAGATCGCGCCAGGCGCACCGCCGCTGAGGCTCGCGGCGTCCGCGGGACGCCAGAGGTACTCGCCGGTCGAGCCGCCGGCCTTGAACTTGCGGATGACCTGAACCAGCGAGTCGTGCATGACCCACGCGAACTTCGGTCCGCTCCGGTACTGCGGCGGAACGCGGTGGACGGTGTTGATGATCATGTCCGCAGTGAGATCGTCCGCCGCGGCGTTGCCAGCTCCACCGGAGCCGATGTTCTCAGTCTGGGTGATTGCACTGGTTTCGATGCCCTCGGGCTCGGAGCTGCCCGTGCCGATGGTCATGTACTCCTCTTGCTTGAGGCCGATGGACAGACCGCACTTGTCGGCGACGTAGTTGAGACCACCGCCGATTCCGCCGGCACCGATCGCATCCTCGATGTACTCCTGCGTCATCGTCACCGCGGTGACGAGCTTGTACGGCACCACCGAGATCGACGTCGAGAAGCTCGGGTCTGCTGCCGCGATGGACCCGTTCTCGCTGACCAACGAGGTGGTCGGGAGCGCGTTCTCGACGGGGATAGTGCGCTTCGAGTCGATGGTGGACACGCGGCCAAGCTGGCGCATGATGCTTGCCTGACGGACGCGCTCGATGATGCGGCGCTCCATGTCGGTCGGGATGGTCGTGGCGGCAACCAGTCCGCCACCCGTTGCGCCAGCGGTGAGCGTGCGCATCGCCATCGCGTCGCCGTTGACGAGTGCGGTAATCCATCGCTTCGCGTACTCGTCCTCGGCGGTCTTGGGAGTGCCGGACAGGCGGCTCTCAAGAGTCGGCTGAGACTCGATCTTGGCAAGACGCGCCTCAAGCGCGCGGTTCTGCGCGATGAGCTCGGCGGCCGTGAGGTCGGCGTCCATCTTCGCGAACTTCTCGCGCTCCTCGCCGCTGCCGCGGGTATCGACGGTGTGGGGCGCGCGGCCAGTGCGCGCCTCGTACGCCGCAAGGCTCTTGCGGTACTCATGGGTGATCGACTGAAGCTCATTCAACTCGTCAGACATTTTCGGACATCCTTCTAAAGTGGAGTGCGAGCCGCAGATAGGCGGCTTCCGTGTATGCCGCGGAAACGCTCCGCAGGCTCGAACTGGTCTGGGGATATGCGGCGTCCTGGACGATGGACACCTCTACGAGCTGCGCGCGCTTCACAAGGCGCTGAGAGCGGTCCTTGTTCCAGCTGTCTTCGCTGACGTAGAAGCCGAATGACATTTCGCCGCTCAGGTCGCCGCGCTCGAGGAGCGCGCGCACGTCGTTGCCAAGCGTTGTCTCTGGCAGCGTCGCCTCGAAGGCAAGCCCGTTGCGGTCGCTGCGGAGCTTGAGCGTGCCCGAGCGCGTGCGCG